AGAATCTTTAGACAAAGCAAGAATCGCAACTACTTGTGGTTATGTTTTAAAGATGGGAGATTTAGCATACAAGGATAAAGATAAATTTGGTGAGCCTTGGTGTAAAAAAGGAGATTGGGTTATCTTTGCTCGTTATGCGGGTTCAAGATTACCAATAGAAGGTGGAGAAGTGCGAATACTTAACGATGATGAAGTGCTAGGAACTGTTAAAGATCCTGAATCACTACTTCATTTAATTTAACCACATAGGAGAAACTATGCCAGAAGAAACAAAAGATCTAATTGATGTAGGCGAAATAGAAGGAGCTGAAATTAATTTAGATGATAAAGGAGAAGCGGTCAAACAAGAGGAAGTAAAAGAAGAGATCGAAGTTGAACAAATACCTGAAGATAAAACTTATGAAAATGAGAAACAGGTAAAGTTAGACGAAAAAAAACCAGAAGAAAAAAATGAGTTAAAAGAATATAGTGAAGGCGTTCAAAAACGTATTGCTAAATTAACTCGTAAAATGAGAGAAGCAGAAAGACAGAGAGAAGAAGCTGTTCAATATGCTCAAACAGTTAATCTTCAAAAAAATGCAGCAGAAAAAAGATTATCTAAATTAGATAAATCTTATGTAAGTGAATTTGAAAACAGAGTTACGACTAGTTTAGCAGCAGCTAAGTTAGCTCTTAAAAATGCAATTGAATCACAAGACGTTGAAGCACAAATTGCAGCTCAACAACAACTTGCTACGTTATCAGTAGAGAATGCTCGAATTGCTTCTATGAAAGCAGAAGAAATAGAAGCACCTAAAGAAAAACAAGTTAGAGTTAATCCTCAACAACAACAACCAACTCAACAGTCCGACCCTAAAGCAGAGGAATGGTCTACAAGAAATCCTTGGTTTGGTAATGATACTGCTATGACTTATACAGCTTTTGATATACATAAAAAGCTTGTAGAAGAAGAGGGTTATGATCCTAAAACTGACGAATATTATGAAGAAGTTGACTCAAGAATAAGGGTTGAATTTCCGCATAAATTTGATAAGGTAGAAAACACTTCTACAGAAAGAGCAAAACCTGCTCAAACTGTAGCTTCAGCTAATCGTTCGGCTAAATCAGGACGCAAAAAAACTGTGAAACTCTCGCCATCACAGGTAGCAATTGCTAAAAGAATAGGCGTGCCACTCGAAGAGTATGCGAAACAAGTAAATAATATCACGGAAGGAGTATAAGCATATGGAAAATGAAAAAATAAAAGCTTCTCGTGCGAGTCAAACAAGAGACAAGGTAAAAAAACCTACAACTTGGACTCCACCCAACTCACTAGATGCACCGCCTGCACCCAAAGGGTACAGACATAGATGGATCAGAGTAGAAATTCTTGGTAATGATGATACAAAAAATGTATCAGCAAGATTAAGAGAAGGATGGGAGTTAGTGAGAGCTGACGAATATCCCGACTTTGAATACCCAACTATGGATCACAAATCAGGCAAATACCAAGGTGTAATTGGTGTTGGTGGCCTTGTGCTGGCAAGGATACCCGAAGAAATCGCACAACAGCGTGAATCGTACTATCGCAACCAAACGAAAGAACGAGACGAAGCTGTAAATTCTGATCTTCTAAAGGAACAGCACCCAAGTATGCCAATCAATCAAGAGAGGCAGACTCGTGTAACTTTTGGTGGTTCAAAGAAATAATCTTTTAGTAATTTCTAGGTCCAACAAAATAAATTAAACCGAACTGGAGGCCGTTTAACGACGGCAGGTTCATATAAAGGAAAATAAGATATGGCAAATAACGCAACAGCGGGCTATGGATGCAGACAGACTATGACAGTTGGAAATACTCCAGCTACAGGTGGTCAATCTGAGTTCACAGTTCAAGGCGGCGGTAGCCCAGGGGCTACTAAAGCTATTTTCAAAGGTGCTCCCGTAGCAATGCAAACTGCAGCAGGTGGAGCTGGTGTTCTTGGACACATTCAAGATCAAACAGCTGCCCTAATGACAGATGGTATTGTTGGTGGTAATACATGGGCACATAACACAGCTAACACTAACGGAAGTTTAGGTGTTTTCAATGGCGCAACTTTTGTTGATGCAAATGGAAAACCAACTTGGACTAACGGTTTAGCAGCAGCTCAAACTTCAAGTGTAGATTACAACACAGGTAGTAATAACATTACTGCTTTTGTAAATACTAATCCACACCAAGAGTATACAGCTAGAGCAGACGCAGCAGTAGGTATAGCTAGTTTCAATACATTAACTAACACAGGTTACAACTTAAATGATGCTGGAGCCGGTGTAGATGGTCAATCAGATTGTACACTAGATATCGCTAATACAACTGGAACTGCAAACTACATGTGGAAACTTGTAAGATCAGCAAATGTTACAAATCAAAATGATTTAACAGCAGCTGGTGCAGATATTATTATCTCTTACAACCCACAAGCAAACGCTTACTTAGCATAGTCATAGAATAGGAGAATAAAAACATGGCAATATCAAGAGCACAACTAGTTAAAGAACTAGAACCAGGTTTGAATGCACTATTCGGACTTGAGTACAGACAATATGCGGATGAAACAACACAGATATTTGATACTGAATCTTCAGACAGAGCGTTCGAAGAAGAAGTGATGTTATCTGGTTTCGGAAATGCAGCAGTTAAACCTGAAGGCCAAGGCGTTCAGTTTGACGATGCACAAGAAACTTTCACTGCTAGATACACTAACGAAACGATCGCTTTAGCGTTCGCAATCACTGAAGAAGCGATTGAGGATAACTTGTATGACAGACTTGCGTCTAGATATACAAAAGCTTTAGCAAGATCTATGGCCTCTACTAAAAATGTAAAAGGTGCAGCTGTTTTAAATAACGGTTTCAACAATACATTTGCAGGTGGTGACGGCGTAGCTCTTTTCGGAAATGACGGAGCAGGAAATACAACTCACCCTACTCTTGCAGGAACTTTCAGAAATCAACCAGCAGTAGCTGCTGATTGTAATGAAACTTCTCTAGAGCAAGCGATGATTGATATTTCAGCTCTTACAGATGAAAGAGGCTTAAAAATCGCAGCGAGAGGAACTAAAATGATAGTTCCACCTCAACTGCAATTCGTAGCAGATCGTTTGTTAAACACTGAAGGCAGAACAGGTACTGCTGATAACGATATCAATGCAATCAAAAACATGGGAATGGTTTCTGGTGGTTACGTAGTTAACCATTACTTAACTGACCCAGATGCATGGTTTGTTAAAACAGATGTACCTAATGGTCTTAAGCATTTTAGCAGATCACCTATCAAAACTACTATGGAAGGCGACTTCGATACTGGTAATGTTAGATACAAAGCTAGAGAAAGATACGTATTTGGTTTCTCTGATCCAAGAGGAATCTACGGAAATCCTGGCGCATAATAATTAATATTTTAGGGGCCGACACAATTCGGCCCCTTTATTACATATAAAGGTGTGTAAATGAAAAAAACTCGCATAAATATTTGGGCTTACGATCATCATGCAATATTTAATATTGAGCATGCTGAAGATACAGCTGAAAGTGTTGAAAAAGCAATACTTGACAAGCTAGGAGAAAAGAGTATAAAATGGGAGTATCTCGGAAACAACTATAATAACGAGATAAATCGAATAACTTATGAGGAGGTTATTGATGATACAAGACCTATACAAACAAAAAAGGTCCTTGGAGTTGAAGTGGCAACAGGAGCATCTGTCTAATGATAGATACACTCTTGAAATGGTCAGAATTGATGACAAAGTTAGAAGAGTCATTACTGACATTAAGCTGGAAGAAGCAGCTATTGCTCATAGACAGAATTCTGTCGAAGACGCAGCTCCACAAGTTTCTGTAGCTACTTAGTCAAAAGCTACATCGCTGAAATGCATAAATACCGTGGGCTCTCTTGCACTCTATTAAAAAATACGTTATAACTACCTTACTATATATTTAAATAACTTATTGAATACAGACGCATATAGTCGACTTCCCTAGGGACTGTATTTAAAATATCTAGGAGGATATTAATATGGCTAACACAACTTTTTTAGGAAACGTTAGAGAAAATGGAGACGGCTTAAGAACTTCAATAGCTGGCTCTATGTGTGCAACAGCAAATTTTCATATACCAAATACTTTAACAGCAGGTAATGGAAATGTACAAAAATCAGAAACAGATACAACTTCAGTAATTTTACCAAAAGGTGCTGTCGTTTACCAAATAGCAATTTGGGATGCGAGCGGTTCTGGTGGTGGAACTATGGATTTTGGTTATACTCCAGTAGGAACTGGAACTGTAGTTGCAGATCCAAATGGTTTTGCAATTGCTCAATCAGTTGTAGCAAAATCTCTTTCAGTAGTAGGTGGCGCAACTGATGGTGCAGCACTTGGTGGTATTTCAACAATTATTAATGGTGTTGAATATGGACCAGCTATTGTAAATGCTGCTGGCGCACGAGAACAATTAACAGTTACTCATGCAGCTGGTACATCGGCAGCAGGTTCTGCAAGTGGTACTATTTACTATTTTGTTGCTGACGAAAAAAACGGCGCTGAATCAGCGTAATTAATTAATTATCTATGCTCCTTCGGGAGCATGGAATAAATTAGGAGAACAATACAAATGGGAAACTCATACTCAAGCGACCAAACAACCTTACACCTTTCTACGATTGGTGCTGATACTTTATCAAGATTAGGTAGAGCTCGGATCACTTCTATTCAAGGAAAAGGAATAGCAAATGCTGTTTTAAAATTACATGATGTAACAACTGCTGGTGCAGCTGCTGCTGGTAATTTAGTTGCTGAATATCAATACGGTACAGAAGGATTAGAAGTATATGTCCCTGGTTCTGGTATTTTATTTAAAAATGGAATAGTATTTAATTTAGCTGGAGCAAGCGGAAGCGTTACTTTAACTATAACTGGCGGATAAGGTTTTTACATGGCGACTATTACTTATACAGTTACGGTTGCAACTGGTACTAACCAATATGGTACGGGAAATAGATACTATATTAACGGTACAGTTAGCCCGACTATTCAGTTACAAGAAGGTAATACTTATATTTTTGATACGTCGGATAATTCCAACCTTACTCACATTTTTGCATTTTCTACAACTCCTAACGGTACACACGGAGGAGGAGTAGCTTATACAACAGGTGTAACTACTACAGGTGTATCTGGAAATGCAGGATCAAATACAACAATTATTGTAGGAAACTCAACTACAACTACAGATCAAACTGTACCTCCATTATTTTATTATTGTACAGTCCATGGTGGTATGGGTGGTTCTGCGCCTACTATTACATCTTCTTCTGGAATAACAAATAGATTTAATCCACCGATAGATGATATTATAGAAGAAGCATTTGAAAGAACTAATATAAGAGGAACTAGAACAGGTTATCAATTAAGATCTGCAAGACGTTCTTTAAATATTATGTTTCAAGAATGGGAAAACAGAGGGGTCCATTTATGGAAAGTAAAACTAGCTAAAGTACCTTTAGTTTTAGGTCAAGCAGAATATAGTTTTGCAACAGATTCTATAAATTTTCCAAGTGATATGAGTGAAATATTAGAAGCATACTATAGAAATAATTCTACAACTACAGCACCTCAAGACATAGCATTAACACAAATTAGTAGATCAACATATAATGCCACTCCTAACAAATTAGTACAAGGAACTCCTTCACAGTTTTATGTAGAAAGAAAAATTAATCCAAGCATATTTTTATATGCTACACCAAATTCAAGTGTATCAAGTACAACTACACCAAGTAGTTTTCAATTTTGTTTTTATTATTTATCTAAAATAGAAAACCCAGGAGCATACACAAATGTTTCTGATGTAGTAAATAGATTTTATCCATGCATGATGTCAGGTCTTGCATATTATTTAAGTATGAAATTTTCTCCAGAAAGAACTTTAGATCTTGAAAGAATTTATGAAAGTGAAATGTTAAGAGCATTAGATGCAGACAACCAAGGTACATCTACATTTATTTCTCCACAAACATTTTATGGTGATGGGGTAATGTCATAATGGGAGTGTTTGCTAGAGGTAAAAGAGCATTATCTATTTCAGATAGATCAGGATTAAGATTTCCATATACAGAAATGGTTAGAGAATGGAATGGATCTTTAGTTCATTACTCAGAGTATGAACCAAAGCAACCACAACTTGAACCTAAACCAGTTGGGAACGATCCACAAGCATTACAAAACCCAAGACCTCAAGTTGAATCTACAGCTCAATTAATTTTATTAGATAATAATCCTTTTGAAATTATTATTTCAGGAGGTAATACTTATGTAAATGTTTATTCTTTAGATCATCAAAGAAAAGCTGATAGTAAAGTTAGATTAAGAGGAGCACCTTTAGTAATTTCAAATGGAACTGGTGGACCCGACGCTTATAATTTACAATCTTATAATGTTATACCAGATATTTCAGGTGTAACAGATATTGATTCTGCAAATGGTTTTACAATTCAATTAGGTAAAATAGATGCAGCAGGAAATGTAACTGGTAATACTACAAGCGATGTGTTAACTAATCCAATTAGTTACTTTTATTTTCAAAGTGCTGATGCTGCTACTACTAGTGGAGTTAAAGGTGGTGGTTCAGGATGTTCAGCAGGACCAGTAACATTGGAGGCATTATAATATGGCATACACTTTAGCAAATTTAAGAACAGATATTAGAGGATACACAGAAGTATCAGATACAGTTTTAACTGATTCTGTTTTAGCAACAATTATTAAAAATACAGAAAATCAAATTTTAAGAGCGGTTCCTACAGATCAAAATGCTCACTACGCAACATCAACTTTAATTGTAGGAAATAGATATGTAACTATTCCTGCTGATTTAAGATCTATTAATTATGTTCAACTTAAAGATACAGCAGGCAATCAATTTTTTTTAGAACAAAGAGATCCTAGTTTTATGGCAGAATACTATTCTAAACCAGATACTGCAGCCGTAGATATTCCAAAATATTATGGTAATTGGGATGAAGAATTTTGGGTTGTAGCACCTACACCTAATCAAACATACGCTATAACATTAGCTTATAATAAAGAGGCACCAAGTATTACAACTACAACACCTATAGATTATTCTACTTTAGGAACTTATTTATCTAACAAATATCAAGACTTGCTTTTATATGGATGTTTGGTAAATACATATGGATACTTGAAAGGTCCGACAGATATGATACAATACTACCAAGGGCAATATGAAAACGCTCTTACAACGTATGGTACCGAGCAAATCGGCTACAGACGCAGAGATGAATATGAAGATGGCATGATTCGTCAACAATTAAAATCAAAACCACCATCTAGTTACGGAACAAATTAATTAAGGAGAAAAAAATATGGCAAACGTAGTACCTTATGCTTTTAAACAAGGGATCCTAAAAGGACAGCATGATTTATCTGTTAATGATGGGTATTATCTCGCTCTGTATACTACTGCAACACCTTACGCGGTAACTGATTCTGTTTATTCTTCTGCTGTAGCCAATCAAGTTGGTACAGTTGGAACGGCTTATACAACAAACGGAAAAACTGCAGGTCAAGGAGTAGTGGCACAAACAGGAGATTATACAACAGTAGATTTTACAACTGATCCTACATGGACAGCTTCTACAATCACAGCAAGAACAGGAGTGTTATATAAATATGTAGCACCTGGTGGAGCAACAGCTAATCAATATCTAGTAGCAATTTTAGATTTTGGTGGTGACATTACTTCTACAGCTGGTGATTTTAAAGTTACTTTCCCAAGTGCAACAGCAGGAAGTCCTTCAGGATCTGGCGCTTTATTAAGTATAACTGGAAACCCATAGGAATAGTTAATGGCATTAGTAATTAACGATCGAGTAAAAGAAACTAGTACAACATCAGGAGCAGGTGATTTTACACTTGCAGGTGCTTCAACTGGTTTTGTAACTTTTAATAGTGGTATTGGAACTTCTAATACGACTTATTATTGTATATTCGAACAAGGTACGCCAAATTTTGAAGTAGGTTTAGGAACTCTTACAGGTTCCACAACTTTACAAAGAGATACAGTTTTAAGTAACTCTGCAGGTAATACTTCAAAAATAAGTTTCGGGAGTAGTACAACTAAAGATGTTTTTTGTACAATGCCTGCAAGTAAGTCTGTCTACTTAGATTCGACAGGAACACCAGTAGGAGCAGCGTCAGCTGGCTTTGCATTAGCAATGGCCGTGGCGTTATAAATAGGAAAAAAATATGGCACAAAATTTTAGAAATAATTTACAATCCGCAGTAGGAACAAGTGAAGTTACTCTTGTAACGGGATCAGATTTTGATGCAGTTATTGGAATTAGATTATGTAATATTTTAACTACCACAATTGAAGTTGATGTTTACATTGTAAATAGTGGAAATAAATATCTTGCAAAAGATGTTGTTATCCCACCAAATTCTGCAATCGAATTAATTCAAGGTGGAGCGAAAATTGTTTTAAAAAATGGTGATGTATTGAAAGCAGTATCTAATACAGCGTCGTCTGTTGATATTGTCACTTCATTCATCAACCAAATTAGTTCTTAGGAGGAACAATGACGGCAGTAGTAAATGGAATCCAATATATCGGAGGGCAAACAGCTCCCAATGAATTTATACCTAATCAAGCGGCCACAATCGATGGTACGCAAACAATTGAAAGTGCAGTTTTAGCAGGACCTATCACTATTCCCGCAACTGTAACAGTAACGGGGACTTTAGTAATAGTATAATGTCAAAAATAGAAGTAGATGCGATAGACAAACAAAGTGGTTCAACCTTAACTTTAGGTGGATCAGGAACGGCTGTAACTTTAGGTGCTGGTGCTACTCAAACAGGTTTTGGTAGAACAGGAACTGTTGATTGGCAGACAACTCCTAAAACAGGAGATTTTACAGGAGCAAATGGAGAAGGTTATTTTATTAACACTACATCAGGTGAAATAACTATGACTTTACCAAGTGCTAGTGCTGGAGACATTATTTCAATTCAAGATTATAATAATACTTTTGATTCAAATTCATTTATAATCCAAGCACCTTCAGGTGTTAAAATTAATGGTGGAACTGCAGCAGGACAATTATTATTAAGTACAGAAGGACAAGGATTAACTTTAATTTATGTTGATGCTACGGTTGGTTGGAGATCAATAGAATCTACAACATTTAGTAGTACATCAGCAGTACCTACGTTTATAACAGCAACTGGTGGAACAATTACTTGTTCAGGAGATTTTAAAATTCATACTTTTACAGGTCCAGGAACTTTTACAGTTTGTTCAGTAGGTAATGCATTAGGTTCAAATACAGTAGATTATTTAGTAGTTGCTGGGGGTGGTTCAGGTGCTGGTGAAATAGCCAATGGATATGGATCAGGAGCCGGAGGAGCTGGTGGTTATAGAGAATCTTCTGGTGCTGCTTCTGGTTCCTATACAATATCACCATTAGGAGCTTGTGTTGCAGCCTTACCTGTCACAGCAACAGGTTTCCCAATTACAGTCGGAGCAGGTGGTGCTAAAATTACTGCTCCTAGTACATCTAATGGTAATAGTGGTAGTGTTTCAACTTTTTCAACAATAACAAGTGCTGGCGGTGGCTTTGGATCATCAGGTCACGGTGGTGGAAGCACTGCTGGATCAGGTGGTTCAGGTGGTGGTGCTTATGGTTCTGGAGGAGCTCCAAAAGTTGGAGCAGGAAATACTCCTTCTGTTAGTCCACCTCAAGGTAATCCTGGTGGTCAAGGTAAAAATACTCCATATGCTGCTGGTGGTGGCGGTGGAGCTACTCAAGCAGGACAAATTGGTATATCTGGTCCTCAAACAGGTGGAGCTGGAGGAGCAGGTGCTACAAGTTCAATTAACGGGACACCCACAGCAAGAGCTGGAGGTGGAGGTGGTGGTGTTTATAGAAATGGTCCAGCAGGAGATAGCGGAGCAGGTGGCGCTGGTGGAACTGGTGGAGGTGGACCAGGTGGACCAGGTGGAAATAACGCAGTTTCTGGAACAACAAATACTGGTGGTGGAGGTGGTGGAGCTAGTACTGGTTTTAATCCTTGTTTTGCATATAATAGTGGCGATGGTGGTAGTGGTATAGTAATAATAAGGTACAAATTTCAATAATTATGACAAGTAAAATAAAAGTAGATAATATAAATAAAGTTTCAGATGATTCAAACATCATTAAAAAGTGTGGATCAACA